GAGGAAGGCGACATCTACCTTGAGCCGCTGAATATGAAACCCGCAGGCTCAGAAGACCCTGCACCAGAGCCAGCACCACAAGCCCCAGCACCTGAACCAGATGATGATTCACGGGCGGCACATAAGGCACTAATAGCGGGGCAATGGCGTCGAGTTATACCGAAACAGAGGGATAATTCTACTGAGTGGGTCGGTGATCGCGCAATGAAGATGCTATTCGACTCTGTTTATGCGTGGACAAGTATGCATGGTATGAGCGAGACGCAAACACGTACATGGCTGGCTGAGTTTATTGACAGCCAAATCCGATCAACATTAACAATTGCTGACGCCGAGGTGTTGGCCGAAATTATAGTTGGAGCTACTTATGCCTAAAACAGAAAACATAGAAAGACGTATTATGCCCGCCGAGGATATAGAATTGCGGGTCGGTGAAGGCGGAGTGAGTCTGATAACAGGATACGCGGCCAAGTTTAATAAATGGTCGGTCGATCTTGGTGGATTCACTGAGCGAATCAAAAAGGGCGCGTTTGATGAGGCCCTTAAGATTAGCGATGTAAGGGCCCTAAAGAATCACGACCCCAATTTACTACTCGGCAGATTGTCAGCGGGAACACTAAGGCTGTCCGCAAACTCGGCGGGGTTGAAATTTGAGGTTGACCCGCCCGACACCAACACCGGCAGGGATACGGTTGAGGAGATACGCCGCAAAGACATCACTGGTTGCAGTTTTGCCTTCACAGTTGACGCCGATACATGGGAATACAAAAAAGATGGCGCAGTACAGCGGACAATCACAAAGGTTGGAGAACTGTTTGACGTTGGACCTGTAACATACCCTGCTTACCCAGACACCTCCGTTGCTGCCCGCTCGCTTGCGGCTTTCAAGGATGATAACGAACCCGAACAACGTGACACAGAGCCAGAAGAAGAACCCGAAGAAGAGCCAGAAGTCATAGAACCAAACACAATCGATGCTGCCCGCCAGCGCGATATAGAAAGAAAATACCGCAAGGCAGGACGCATCATAGACCGCAACAAGTTAGCCGACGTTTAACCTGTTGTACCGGGCCAATGTTCCGGACTTATCGTTTGACACGCTTCCCGGCGTGTTTTTTTTTAACTAACCAATCAAGGAGTAAAAAAATGACAGTAATAGAAATTAGAGAAAAAGCTGTCAGCGAATCTGAGTCAGCGCGCGAGATCAAAGATAAATGTGATCAGGAAGCACGCGGTTTGACACAGGAGGAGGCTGACAAGTTTGATGCACATCTCCGCGAGTCCGAGAGACTTGACAAAGAGGCCGAGCGTCAGGAAAGACTTGAGGCGATGGAAACCAGACTGGCCGCTCCGAAAGATCGCAAGTCTACACCCGAAACCGCCAACGGACAGCGGATTGAAGTTGTTAAGCCGGACATGTTCCGCTTTGGCTCGCTTCGTGCGTTTCGTAGCAAAACAGCAGAGGCCGACGCTTACACGGCGGGCAAATGGCTGATGGCTACTATCATGGGCGATGCCACTTCACGGCAGTGGTGCCGCGATAAGGGTATCGAGATGAGAGTTCAGACTGAGGGTGTTGCTACCGCTGGTGGCTTCGTGGTTCCCGACGTAATGGAAAGAGCAATCATCGACCTTCGTGAGCAGTACGGCATGTTCCGTCAGAACGCAAGGGTCATACCGATGAGCAGCGACCATTCAATAATCCCGCGCCGCACAGGTGGGGTTACCGCTTACTTTGTAGGCGAGACTGACGCTATCACGGCATCAGACAAAAGCTGGAATCAGGTTGAGTTAACCGCCAAGAAACTCGGCGCGTTGACACGCATGAGTACCGACTTGAGCGAAGATGCGATTATCAATATCGCTGACGACCTCGCACAAGAAATGGCCTACGCCTTCGCTATCAAAGAAGACGCTTGCGGTATCGACGGCGATGGAACATCTACTTATGGTGGCATGATTGGCATGCGTACCAAGATGGTCGACGGAAACCACGATGGCAGCTATGTTGCGGCAACTACACCAGCCACGACATACGCACAGATTGACAACACTGAGCTAATCGCCATGATCGGCGCACTTCCCATGTATGCCAGATCAGGTGCTAAATGGCATTGTTCGCCAGAAGCTAAAGCCGGGATATTCGACAGACTGTCACTGGCCGCGGGCGGCAACAACGCATCAGACCTTGGCGCAGGTGCAACGGCTAAATACGCCGGGTTCGAAATTGCCGAGGCCGCTGGGATGCCCTCCACAATGGCAAACGGTCTTATCGCTCTTTGGCTTGGCGACATGTCACTTTCGTCTACACTTGGCGACCGCAGGGGGATTACCCTTAAGGTTTCGAGTGAGAGATACCTGGAATATGATCAGATTGGTATTCAGGCAACGGAACGCTTCTGCATCGTTAATCACGATGTCGGTGGTACTTCTGGTGTTCGCGGTCCGGTTGTTGGTCTTCAGGGTACAACTTAATCTATAGTTTTTAAAGGAGACTTATAATGTTACCACAGTCTAAATCAATCCCTATGTTTGAGGGCGTGACAATGACCTCTGCGGCAACCGTGTTCGGCACAGTTGATACGCTGGGTTTCGACTTCTGCGAGATCGACCTTGTGGCCGGTACTGGTGCTGCGGCTTCCACGGCAGTCACCACAATGCAGCTTTGTGAGGATGACACCGCACCTACGGCATACTCGGATGGCAGTCCAGTTACCTCGCTTGTTGGTGCTGCTGCTGTTAGTACGTCGGCGGGCTTTGTCCTTCCGGCGTTGAGTTCAACCGTAAGCAATGTGTATCGATTCAATGTTGACTTAAAGGGCCGCAAGAGATACCTCGGTATCAACTTTGCACCTACCCTTCAAACAGTTGGCGTTGCTTGTGTTGCGCGTCTTTCGCGTGCCGCAGATGGCGTAGACACCACTAGGACCCCGGCAATTACCGTAGCAGGTAATCGTTTGGTTGCTAATGCGTAAATCCTTTCTTCCGAGTGTCCGGTATAACGCCGGGCACTTCGGGAGAATTTTATAAAGATGAAAGGCTGAAAGATGAGCGAAGGGCTAAAAGAACGAGTAGACCAGATTCCGTATTGGTATCACAAGATAGAGTTGCCATGTGGCGTGACGCCGGGCTATTCCCCGATAGACGCCGAGAGGTATTCGATACCCGCCGACTTGACAGGCAAAAGGGTTTTGGATATTGGCGCGTGGGATGGGTATTGGTCATTTGAAGCGTTGAAGCGTGGGGCTAAAGAGGTCGTTGCGATTGACGACTTCTCAGACAACCTATCTAACTTTGCCGTGGACAGGTGGCCTAAGTGGGAAACCTTCGACCTTTGTAAAGAGGCGTTAGGATATGGTGACGAATGCAAGCGAATCGAGATGTCGGTGTATGACATCGATGAAGAAACGCTTGGACGGTTTGATGTGGTGTTCTTCTTCGGTACGATATACCACCTGAAGCATCCACTACTTGCACTTGAGAAGATCAGTGCTATCTGTGACGGTTCAATCCATATCGAGACGGCGTCACTTGATGAATTTTCACCTTATCGCGGCGGCCTTAGCGGTGGATTCAATCGCAACGAGATGGTGATGGAATTTTACCCCACGACGGAATATGGGAGCAATATAAGTAATTGGTGGGCACCGACATTGCAATGCCTTGGCGCGATGTTAGGGTCGGTTGGATTCAAGAACATAGATTGCTGGCCGCTGACAGATGAGCCTAAAGAACTCTCTGATTGCAGGGGTTTCGCGTCCGGTACAAAAATCGCCGAGGAATTAGCAAGACCTGTTGACGTGGAATCAAGGGCACCATTGAGCGAGATGAAAGTTGCAGCGGTAATGAGCGTTCCGCGGTTAGGATTTACGGACAACATGACCTGCGCTTGTGAGGCATTGTGGCCTTTGCGGATCCCGCTGATCAACGTGCAGGGTGCGTTCTGGGGTCAATGTTTAGAGCGAGGTATGCAGCAGCTTATCGACGCCAACATAGACGTAATCATCACGGTCGATTATGACACCGTGTTCAAGCGGACGGATGTTGAAGCGTTAGTCCGGCTGATGCACGCGAATCCAGATGTGGCGGCCATCGTTCCAGTTCAAAGGGGGCGCGGTGGGTTCCCCGTGCTTATGAGCATGAAAAGCAAATCAGGCCAGCCCCGCAAACAGGTTCCGCTGGACGAGTTGAAGACAGAAGAAACCACAAAGATAGCAAGCGGTCACTTTGGACTAACGGCTATCAGGACAAAAGACTTGCTTGAGATTGCTCATCCTTGGTTCCTGGGTCAGCCCAACAGTGATGGTCAATGGGGTCCGGGCAGAGTTGACGATGACATCTACTTCTGGAAACTATTGGAGAAGGCGGGCAAGGAAGTAAGGCTGGCGAACAGGGTTGTTGTCGGGCATTGTGAATTAAAAATCCAATGGCCTGACAAGGATATGCAGCCTGTCTATCAGGGTACGAGCGAATTTCACGACAATGGCAAACCAGAAAATGTATGGAGATAATATGATTTATGTAAAACTAACAAAAGAATGGGGAGGCTTTAAGGTTGGTGATGTTGTGCGGTTTGGCAGATGCAAGGGCCTTGATCGTATAGCCGCTGGCGAAGGCATAGAGGTTTCTAAGCAGCAGGCGGTGAATGATCCGATAGTCGAGGTTGCCAAACCCCTAGTGGTCGAGGTTGCTACACAACTTATAACCAAAGAGTCCGCTGTTCGTCACATTAAGCCGCAACGCAAGAGCAAAAAGAGATGAAGCCTTTCACCGGGGGTCGGGCTTCGGTCCGGCCTTTGGTGTTTTTGGAGTAAATGATGGCAATTGAAATCACCACACAACCAGTAGCTGAGCCTATATCTCTTACTGAGATAAAGCTGCATCTGCGGGTTGACCATACAGATGATGACGCCTTGATAACGTCGCTAATATCTGCGGCGCGGGAATATTGCGAGAAGTTTCAGAACATGGCCTATGTGGTCAGAACGTATCGATTATCTCTCGACGCATTTCCCAGTTACGATATACAACTTCCATATCCTACCGCTGTTTCAATTTCATCTGTTGTTTACACCGACGACAACGAGGCATCCCAAACACTTGCAT